GTGTCCGAGGCTGTGCAAAAAACCTAGCCCCTTTGGAATAATTACACTTTGAGCATAGACATTGCAGGTTCTCAAAGTGGTCGTCTCCACCCATTGATCTTGGCACTATGTGATCGACAGTATCACCATACTGCCCACACTGCTGGCAAGTGTAATCATCTCTACGCAGTATCTTCTCTCGTATCTTGCGCCAGCGAGTGGTGCTTCCATTCTTCTTGAGACTACTCAATGCCAACCCTTGCGCTCGAAGTGATTGAGTGCAGTGCAACTATCCCCATACCTGTGGCGTATGTATTTAATTGAGGCATCTATCTGCTGACGAGGTGTCAAGTCTCTATACCAAGTGGATCGCATTTGTCCCAGCCCATAGTGAGAACCTAATCGCGCCTTTGGATTCCACCGAGACTCATAGTGAATGAGCCAATTAAAACATTGAAACTCTTGCCAAGAGAGAAGGTTGTACGCATACAGCTTTAGATTCATATCTGCTTTTGATGGCTGTTGATTTATTATTGTTAGAACGGCAGCTATTAACGCCGTAGCTATCAAGCGAAGGCAATAGCCGCCCCTAGACACTTCAGCGACGGGCTGCCTTCGGGCCCCGCCTTCGAGGGAGTGTAATGGCCTTGTCAAGTATGTCAGCATAACCGCAGGTCAGAGCCTTTCTACTATTCCAACTCCCATATTTTCTTAAATTCCAACTGACCTGATTGAAACGCGTTTTTCAGCGTTTCTCTCCCATCAGCTGCAAATTTAGTTGTTAGGTAGGGATTGCTTTCACTACCTTCCAACCAATCAACTATCTCACCATTGGAATCAATTACCACATCATCTTGATAATGGAATTTATCCAATATCGCATCAACTGATGATTCTCTGACCGATTCGACTATCTCACTAGGTATATTGGCTTTAACCCATTCGACAAACTTACGATCGGATTTAACCACCCACTTGAATCTTGGCTTTGTTGTTGTCACATAAGCAATCTGCTCACCTTCAAACTCAGCCTTGACTCGATCTGCCCCCACCTTGTCCATCTCGGCTTGCAGAGCTTCTCGCAACCTGTTCTTAGCCTTATATGCCTCATCAGCAATCAAACTGACTGCCGCTAACTCAAGGCTTAATTCTTTGATGCCCATCCTTCTCCCTTAAAGTGCGTTGGTATTGCGCTAAATAGTTTCTTCAATGGACTACCGCAATGGCAAACCATTGTCTGATTAGATGCCTCAATGCTTAGCCATATCTCCCATTGATCGTCACAATATGAGCAATAGAAATCATATGTCGGCATCGATAAACCTCTCCAGTGTTGCATTGCCGTTCCAGTAGCGTTCTTTGATTCGTTCTTGCCCATCGGCTATCTTGCAAATCCGGCATTTGGCTGCCTTCATCTTGTAATTACCGCATTGGTCGCATCGAGTTATTTCATCTTCCCGACTAATCACCCGATCAACTGGATCAAATAAACGCTGCTCGAAACAGTTTTGACACTCCATCAACCACACCCAAGCATCAGGTTCAATCTCTGATTCATACTTGGTGATGTATGTGTGAGCTGTGACCTTCTTGCAAGGCCCACACTTGAATGGATGGACTTCGTTAATCACTTCTGAAACGCCCACTTACCATCTGACCCAATTTTCATCCAACGAGCTTGATGACCGGACTTTGGTCTAGGGCATACCCAACCGCGATATTCCTTACCTTCTTTTGTGCCTTGCTTCAGAATCATTGGACCACAACCTTCAGCGCACAATGGAATCTCATCGATGATTTCAGCACCTAGTTCATTGGCTATTGCGCTGACATCCCAAACGATTGGATCTGGGTGATTGGGTCGTTGCTCTTGGACAAACTCAGCTAGTTCAGGCTTTGTTGTCTGGATTGGCTTTAGTGGAATATTGGCACCTTTTGGTTTTGCGGGATAACCAGCCATCATCAATGCTCGACCGAGTGATCCAGTCTCACAGAGTTCGATGCTGTATTGCTTACTCTTTACCTCACTGGATAATCCAGTAGCAAATGGCTCTGCATCGTTCCAAGTTCTGTAAAGCTCTGTTTTGATAATAAATACATCTGATTGTGGATGTAATGATTCAGCCAAGATGTGTGATTTGTGGCGATAATCTGGGTAATCCTTCTTGAACTTCTCAAATCGATCCCAAACGCCTTCATAGTCCTCAAGCCAGTTGCTCATCGATATACGCTCCCTTTTGATATTTTGTTATTGCATCGGTTAATTGTTCTTTCAGTGAATAAAATGTGCCATCAGGCCAGTTCTGCACCTCATCAGCACAGGGCTGGCAATAAAAACGAGTAATACCTCTGCGCTGTGGAGATTCACTAACGGCTTTCCATACCGCAGGTTGCATCGCTTTATAGTGCCAAGAGCCATCCTTGATCTGCCCCCATCTGCTCTTGCAAATGTCGCACCATTGATTGCTATTCGAGTTTCGTATCAAACTCAATGTCGCTCCAATCATCCGGTGTGGTAAATCGCAATTGAGCCAAGATAGAGGCGTATCCAATGAGATCGAGATACGAATCTTCGCGCTGTGGAGATTCCACAATTCGGCTGAGTTTCGTCGCGAGAAATACAAGCGATATGTCAGATGGGTCTCGCAACTGAACACCGAGTATTCTTGCGAGCTTGTAAATGCGTAAAAGATTGTGTCTCGGATCGCCATAGTCGAGCCCCCGTTCTTGGAGGGTAGAACTAGCGGCTTCAAGCCAATCGGTCGCACTGCGGTCTGAATAGTCATCGAGCCCCATCTTTAGCCAATCTCGTTGATCTTCCGCGTTTATATCCTTCATTGAAGGCTCTGGCTTTTGCTTCATTGGTGTGAGCCCATATCAACAAGCCACCTAACCAAGCAAATATGCAAATCCAAGTGATTTGTTCAGCTGACAAGTTATTGCACATCTGCACTCACCCCAAATCTGTCAAGCCAATAAGCCGAGATTTCGTCTCGACTCAAACGACCCCTGACTGATTTGCGACCTAGTGACTCAATCGCATAACGGCGGATTAATTGGCCTTTTACATAGTTTTTGCCATCCGACCAAGCACCCGAAGTGGTATCAAATCGGATTAATGCTGGCGTATTTATCATTTATTCTCCCTTCCAAATCCTCGTAAATGGATTTAGTGAGATAAATGTATTTAATTAAATGGATTTAGACAAATGGATTTTCGGTGTGTCGCAATAGATCGTAGGCATTATCGATATGCAGAAAGCCCACTGGTCTAACTGTGGTCTGACTGTTGGCAAAATCAGTCTTGTTGGGTAGTGCCTTCATTTGCCATTGTGGGGCCTTTAGAGGATCTAACTCCCAGCAGTAGATACCAAGAGGCGTAGAACTGATATAAAAGGCTCTGAGGGCCTTTAGAGCCCCTATTTCGACCATACTGTGCCACTTGTGCTGCTCAATCATTAAATCGTCGTAATGGGTTCTGCGGCATTTGAGCTCGAAGATGGCCCGATGAGCCATTGAAATGGCATCAAATCGTTCTGTGGGTCGAGAGGGTTCAAGGTCGGGGATTCGCTCCTTCAACCATTCGAATAACTCGACCTCTCTAAAAATTAGTCGTCCTCATCCTCATCGAAGTCGGGCTTGCGAATCGGATCATCCATTGGAACTATCCAATCGGGATACGAGCTGCGATCCATCGCAAAGGCTAGAGCGGTTCCCTCATCCATTCCAGCCTTGCGACAAGCCATATACACTTCATTGGCGGCGATAGCCCAAAAATCAAGCTTTGTTAATGGTGTGTCCTTAGTGGTGCGACGGCGTTTGACAGTCTTTTTTGACTTCTTAACGACGCGCTTTCTTGTTGCCATTGACACTCACCTTCTCCCGTAGAGCCATCTCAAGGGTTGATTCTAACTTGTCCAACCTTGAAATCAGTGGAAGGTTCTCAAGTTTGATGATGTAACGAAGTCCAGCGATGAGTAAGCCGATGGATCCGAGAACTGAAGCGATAAACGCTGCAATGTCCCCGGGAGCCATTACCGGACTTTGCCGTAACGCTCGTAATTAGGATTTAGCCAGTTGATTATGCTCGGCAATACGGCAGCAATAGCAGCATTGATTATTGTCTCGGCATCTAAGCCCACTGCCATATAAGTCGCTAGGGCTGTCGCTACGAATGTCTTGAGCCAAGTCCCTGCCATCTTCTTTAATTCCGCCATCTTTATCTCTCTCTCCTTCGAGGTCAAACCATCGTCCGTCATTGTCTCCCAAAGTTGTAAAGCTGATATGGAAATGCGAAATGTGCGGATTTGAACCGCGATACTTGCGCCACTTCCAATTCAAAATAGGCGAGGCAATACGCCCGTTGTGAATGATGTATTTGATCCGCTTATCGCCGCGTTTAGCGCACTTGCGAATCTTCTCGACTAGAGCAAAGACTTCTTCTTTGTGGGCTCCGAGATCTGAGTCAATGTCAAGTCCTCTAACAATTCCGGTTCTACTGTCTGGAATATGGTCAGAAGTGCCTTTGGCAAGGTGACGAGCATCAGCCACCCAACCATCGCTGCGCCTATCGCGCTCAGGATAATCATCATCAATTTGTTCTCTTAATTGCCTGCCAGCTTTACAAAGCTTCGGAGAAGGTGCCGTCATAATTCCAACCTATCTCAACTTCGGGATAATCATCGACATTGATAAAATGTGAATTGTCGGGCAGGAAGTCAGTTTCATCGTCGTAAAACGCGACAACTTTATTCTGGACTATTTGCGCGAGCTTCGGCATCTGCCTGATCCTTCAAATAGACTTCGTACTCAGCATCAGTCATTTCTCGGTTTGTAATCTCACCGCTATTCACATCAATATCCATTACTTTTGGTTTCATTATTTCACTCCATATAAATAAACGGTTCCGGTCGCGGTGAAGGTGGTACCGGCAATAACATTCACTTGGCTAATAATCGATGTGCCTTTGTAATAACCCTGATACTGATCTCTGTTGGTAGTTGAACCGCCTAATCCAGCAACAATTGTCTTCAAACCAGTCATATCGCAATTTCCGAATTCGACATAACCATCTGAACCTTCTGTATTTATTTCAGTCCCAAAAACTTGGTAACCAATGCTGAACACTCCACTGCTGGTATTATATTGCAGATTTTGATACGCATAATTTGAACCAGAATCATTGTTTAATCGCACACCAGCAACTGATGATGTGCCGTCCCAAAGAACCAGCAATTTGCGATACGGAGTAAGACCGGTGAAATTAACACTGGCACTCAAAGCCGTTGGTGTGACCGAACTTATCAGTTCCCAATTATCGGATGCTCCGCCACCAATTTTCGATATAGCCATTATGCAATCTCGCTTCCAAATGCGTTAAATGAGCAGTCCGCTGTTGAGGCATAAACGCGCAAAACATCAGAAGCATCGAGAGTTACTCCGAGAGTGAGCGCGACTGTTTCTTTGGCTTGAATCGTTGCATCATAAACAAGATATTGGCTATTGGCAGTAGCGGCACCATTGCTTGCAACATAAATGCGATAAGTGGCAGCTGATGATCCGCGATTGCAGACGGTGATTGAGCTGATGATTGTTTCGGTTGCTGCTGGGACTGTGTAAAGCGCGGTTTCGGTTGTTGCCGCTGGTGCGCTCTGTCCGAGAATTTTGTAAGTGGTCGTTGCCATTATGCTCCCATCAATAGGAATGGGTGCTGAATTTCACCCTTAAAGTTTTCAATTTTGTTCATTGTCGTATCAATCGCGTTACCCAATACTCGGATCGCTTCCGCGCCCTCTTTAAGGTAATCCGCATCATCAGGTTCGGTCCATCCGTAAGTCGTTGAGGTTGCCATAGGTTCCTATTCTACGGTAATCCGACCGTATCGACATTTTGCCACAGCGTTGTGGGCT